TGGGAATTCCATGTTAGATGAAGTGGCCATACATCAATTATCGCAGAGTATTTTTTTATAGTCCGATTTGATGAATTGTTAAAATTACTGAAGGGACTGCTGGGTGATCCCCAGCTACATCTACGTACTCTATTTTTGTATTGGCACTAGTCGATGACCATATTAACTCATAATAATCTCCAGATGTTGCCTCGACAAAGAAGTTCCAGGATGCAACATAATATGGATTATTAGCAGTAACATCAAACTTTGTGTTAGAGTTTGGCACATCTACGCCATTTTTTCTAAGCCAAAGATTTACAACGGCTTGGCTATTAGTTTGATGTACTTGTAAAGAAAACTGAATGTTGTATCTACCAGTAGTTAATATTTTAAGTCTAGATGGATTAGTAGTTCCACCACTAGCATTTTCCATAACAGTGCCCTGGTTAAAATCAATGGTGTTGCAGTAGACGGCTTGAATAGAATTAGCTGTACCAGTCTGGGTAGTTAGATCGTAAAAAGATCCATATTCCATCTTTGCAATTACTGCAACTAATGGGTCTTTCCATTCGGAATTGTAACTAGTCCCATCAATTTTAGTTAATATCTGACCCTCTGTGCCACCAGATGGAACTCCAGGACCAATAGGACCAGTTGGCCCAGGGGTACCAGTTCCATCGGGGCTAGTGAATCTAGCCATTAGAATCCAGTCTCCAGGTTTGTGGTAAGAATCGCAAGCTCTAAGTCGTCAGTTTCTGCAATAGCGTATAGAGAATCTGTTCCTGGTAGCTCCCACGCAACAGCATTATTTGGATTAAGTCTGTATCCATAGTTTAAAGAAGAAACTGTCGCTGAGCCAATATAGATATAGCCTTCTGGGTTTACGTTCTGAAGTGTAATGTCCATTCCAGAGTGAGTGCCCTCTGGGGTAAGTCTGGTAGCCAATGAGCTACTTAGAGTATGAAGGGCATGCTTTGTAGCCATTATCTATTCACCTTAAATGTCTTGTTCCCAACCTTGATGATTGGGGGTAGTGCTATGTTGTTAGTAGTGACTTTTATAACTGGCATTAGAGGCTTCCTCCAGTGACATCACCAATAACAGAAATAGTTCCGATAATTGGAGTCCAGACAGTGTCGTCGATAGTTACTTCGAGATCAAATGTTAGCTCTGCTACAACTGATCCAGAACCCTCTCCCCAGTTCTTAGTGACATCCGAGGCAGCAATTATATCCAAGTAGCCATTGCCAACAGATACCTCTAGTTCGTCTAGGAATTCTCCTCTAGCATCATATGCTGAGGCAGCGTACTCCCAGCCATCTGTATCAAATACAGTTACCTCGTCGTTATCAAAGAACTGGACACGAAGCTTAGCGGTATCGCCTCTAACGACATTCCATTTAATGGTAATGGGATTAGATCCAAAGTATTCATCAGGGCAGCATGCAGAAGTAGTCATAGTAATTACATTATACCTCATAAAAAATAAAAAAGACTAGTACCTAGGAGTGGTGGGTATGAGAGACAGTCCTAAGTACTAGTCAAGGAAAAGTATACCATAAAACGATAACTTACCTTTATTTATTTAATAGTTACAACATCGTTATAAACAATTTACACTAAATCGCCTCAAAGAGTGCCGAAAGGTGCTACAATCTATTATTATTAAATATAAATTATATCTTTAAGTTTAGTTTTTAAGATATCTCATATTAGATATATATTATATATTACTTATTAGTTTTAGCTATATAATCTAATAATACTTCGTACATGTGATCAATCTTTATATTCATTTGTTTTCTTAACTGGTCCGCTTCTTCTTGAGCCTTCTCTAGCCCATGCAAATTATTCTCCAGTCTATTGACCTGATCCTTTAAACTGGATCCACCATTAGGTTTCAATTCATGTAGCACATCTTTTAGATAATGTCTAATCACCCATCTGAAGCCGATGCCTACTACTGTGAGTATTGATAATGAGGTTAATATTAAACCAAGCCAGTCTTGAATTGTCATGATGATACAATTATAAATGCGTTTTTACGAAAAAAAATAAAGCAAAGCGAAAAATACAACTCTTTGAGTCGGGCGGTAAAGTTCGGCGTGTATAGAGGTCCCCACATCCACATATGCAAAAAGCCCACTAGTTTCCTAGTGAGCAATTGCGTTATGGATTAATTAGTTCTTGAAAGCTAGAGTAAATACTGCTTCTTCTAGATCCAGTTCCTCTGGTGAGTTTAGTCTGAATGTCTCCATGTTTGAGAAGCCAGCATTCTCCAATAGAGAAACAACATCTGCAGTCTGAGGGTGAGAGTGTAGCTGAACAATGTATCCGCCAGTCTTTAGAACTTGTGCAGCCTTAAGGATGAAAACATCGATAACCTCTAGGCCCTTTAGACCACCAAAGATAGCTGTCTCTGGAGCATCGCTGTTGTTACCGTGCCAGTTGATTCTCTTTAGGATCTCTGGAAGGAATGGAGGAGATGAGATGACTGCATCGAAGTATGCTGGAGCATCGATAGTTGCTACATCTACCATGTTGACTGACACATCTACGTTGTGTAGCTCTGCGTTTGCAAGAATGTACTTCTCTGCATTTGCATCGTTCTCGTATAGAGAAACTTCGGTCTGTGGGTAGGTTCTCTTAACAAGAATTCCTAGCTGGCCAGTTCCAGAACCAAAATCTGCAACCTTAAAGTTTTCTGGGGTGCCCATGTCTCGGTATTGCTTGAAGAATACCTCTAGTGCAGGAGCTGTCTCTTGCAGTGGCTGATAAACATCTGGGCCAGTTATCATTTCGATAATGACGTTGTCGCTATTAGGCTTTGACACCTTGGTTGAGTTCGGAATTGAAATAGTCATAGGTTTATTATAACACTTTTTATGGTAAACTAACTAGTATGTCAGGAAATCCAGGGGATGTCAAGTTCTTTGATCTGTTTGATCCAAATCAACCTAGGTCAGATAAAGAACTAATAGAAGCACGTCTCGATATATGCAGACAATGTCCATGGTTGGATAAGCGTTTGGTCAAATGTCGTAAGTGTGGATGTTTTATGAAGCTTAAGAGTACGCTCAAACAAGCTTCTTGTCCTATAGGTAATTGGTAATACGCTCTTTGAGCAGACCTACGGTCTCTATGTACCGTCGAAACTTTACTAAAACTTGATTTTATGATATTATAGATATATCACTACAAAAGGAGACAGAATGCTACGTGATGAAGTTGTTAATGTGATGACAGAGGTTATCAATAATATGAATCGTGAGATGGGTGCCCAGCACAATGTACCATCAGATGTGCTAGAGCAGCAGATTATTACACAAAAGGAACAGTTGAACTACGTAAATGGTCTACTGTACGACACTCTTCTAGAGTATGGCATCATTAATACCAATCGATAGGACAATCATGACTGATAAAGACGCAAAGTTACATAATAGCCTTGATTGGATGACAAATGCATACCTGGTTCAAGGAAAAGAAGTTGGCGAGATCGCTAACGAGCTAAACATATCTACTAAACTTGTTCTAATCAAGCTCAAAGAGCATGGCCTGATCTAATATGACCATTTTAGGTATAGTTTGTTTAGTTGCTGCTGTTTGTTTGTGGATTTGGTACTACAAATGAAGAAAACAGGATACGTTATTGCTGCAGCTACCCTCGCATACCTGTGGATACTAGCTTTTACTCAATAGTTAGCTATTTAGTAGCTTAATTGTTCTTGCATTTGCAGTTTTCGCATTTGCATTCTTTTTTGATCTCTTCTGGCACGTCCATTTTGTCCTTCTGTTTGCATGCAGAGCAAAATTTATCTAAAAAGATCTGAAGTGCCCAGTTACATGTCATAGTATTATTATACATCAGAAGCATTTTCTATGTTTTTACCATTTCGTTACCAAATTGTTATAATTATAGATCTGAAAAATCTGAAAAATTTCATATTTGGCAAAATCTGAATATTTCTAGCTTGTGTATGATACACATTTAAACAAAAAAGTCAACCATCCATTAGTGAGCACACTGATAGGGTTAACTTTTGTCTGGCACTGGTGCCTGCTAATCGTTTTGGACTAGTGCCACCTCTAAAGAAACTATCCCTGCCAGGGCTTGATCGAATTCTTCCCAAGTCTCAAAAGTGAGTGTAATTATTTACTTAGCCTTTCCGATAACGTTTTCGTTGTAGTAGCGAACAGCAGTATCAACAGCCTTAGCACCGTGTTCACGAATCATTCGCTGATACTCGCCTTGAGCGTATGCTATCTCTCGAGTGTCGTTACCCATTGACGCAACGTGATAAGCCTTGACAGCCTTCATAATCTCATCTGTAATCTGACCTAGTGTCTGTTTCATAATCTATCCTTATCTATCTAAACTTATTGTATTTCATACCTCGGACATTTAGAACTTGCGTTCTCTAATGAACCTTTTGATTTCTGGGAAGGATTCCATTAGTCCCTCGCCTAGAGGGCAACCCTGAGCAACCCATTTGTAAGCAATCTCTCTTGCCTGAGCGATTGTTCCTGTCTCAACGATAACTGCTGAGAATCCACGCTGAGCGTTAGGGAACATAACCATCTTTTCTAGTGAACCAATCATGTTGGCTCCTTTCTTTTAGTAACTATCTTTATCTATATATAGTTAATCATACTAATAACCATTTGTCAAATTTTCCCTCGGCGTGTCGCAAAAGTTTTTTATAACGTTTTTGTAACGGGATCTTGACCCTATGGGTGTGTCTGATTTGACAAATAGCTATTTTTAGGGTCGCCCCCTGTGGATAACTTGATCGATCTGTGGATAGTTGTTAACCTAATGTTTACCTAAATAGACTTGACAAATCCCCTAATGTATGTTTGAATATATATAGATAAAGAAAAAGAAATAAAAAAGAAAGGAGTTCGAGATGAACTCACTAAAGGTAAATGTAGCAACAGGACACTGTGTAATCTGCGAGGGTAACCTCTACAACAACGAAAAGGCTTGCGAGTCTTGCGTAGCACAATACGGCGTGTCTAACTAGACATTGTCTGACCCATACCCTAGACTTATAGCATAAAGAGAAAAGGAAAAAGAAATGACAATCAAAGTAACCCTACTAGACGGCTCAATCATCACCCCATCCTATGACCCAATCCACGCTGAAATGCTAATGAAGTTTTACAGCGACAAGTTCTTTGCTAACGAAATCCTAGAGTTCGAGGTTATCTAATGACTATCGAAGAAATGGAAACCCTGATTTATCAGATTGACATAATGCTATCTAACCCGTCTGACCTATTCACTACCCCTGAGAGCGAGTAACCCAATGAAGTTTGCTATCCGTCGCCTAATCGCTGGTGTTGTTGCTATCCCTGTTGTTGCTGGCACTTATCTAGCCCTGTATCTGTTCATTCTGCTAGCAGGGGCAGAGCCTAGCGATACCGTTGAAAATGTTTTCTTTGCTGGTGTAAAGATTGGTATCACTCTAGCGGTTGCCCTAGTGTTCTACCCTCAGATTGCCAAGGTTCTAGATAAGGTTCTAGCCTAACAGCGTGTCCGATTTGACAAACTACCCCGAAAGGGGCGGCCCCAAAAGATCCAAGCTGTCAAGTTAAGATGATCGAGATCTTCCCCCCGAATGTTGGCGTGTTGGATTTGACAATGTCTGACCCCTATGCTAGATTTATCTTATAACGAAAGGTAAACTATGTTTCTATCAGAGATGACCCAAGAAGAAGTCCAGGCTGAGTTCGAGGCTTTCCTCGCTTGGCAGGAGGAGCAGGCTGCCCTTGACGCAGCCATGACCCCTGAGCAGAAGGAGTATCTGCGACAGGCGGAAGACCGCCACCTTCGTGACGAGGCTATCGGGGAGATGTATGCTTCCCAATGGTCATTCGATTGATTTGACAAATCGGCCCCTTCGGGGTCGCCCCCTGTGGATAACTCTGTGGATAACTTACGTAGTCTACAAAAGATCCCCCAAAAGCTTGTAGAAACTTACAAAGAAAAAAGTCGTGTTTTGGCTATAAATGTCTGTGGCTTGTGCTAGTCTTTTAGTATCAGAAGAAAGGAAAACTAAATGGACAAGATGTGCGTATACTGCGAGGGTGTTTTCACTAGCGACACAGTTGTTTGCCCAAACTGCGATGAACTTGATGGACTGCTACCTCTAGCAAAAGCCATTGTCTATCTTGGTTTGGATGTCGAAGACTTTATTTAAATGTCTGACCCCCATGCTAAGATAAATCTATAATCAAAAAGAAAGGGCAACTAATGCCAAAGTCAGAAATGTTCAAAGTCACCTATCTCCTCGATGGAGTAATGACCGTATCCGCCGTTGATACCCGTGACCTTTTCAAGTTTGGACTGGAATACCCCATCATCATGGTTGAGTCATTCAAATAAATGTCTGACCCCAATGCTAAACTAAATACATAAACAAACAAAGGACAGAAAATGGAAAAGAACTCAATGGCTGTGATGGATGAAGCCCTAGCCATTCTAAGAACAAAGTTTGCTGGGCGTAATGACCTAGCCCTAGCCTCGATGGTTGGCTATGCTACTGCTCTGGTAGACCTAAAGACTGCTCAGATGATTCTCTCAATCGTGAAAGATGGTAAGTAATAATGATGACCCGTAAAGACTATGTTGAAACCGCAAAGATTCTACACTACGCAAGCGACAAGACCCACCCTGCCCTATTCACAAAGATGGTTGGCGATTTCGTTTCTATGTTCAAGAGTGACAATCCTCGCTTTGATGAGATTCGTTTTCGTAATGCCGTAAAGGGACTTTAGCGACACGCCAGACTGGGAGCTTGACAAAGGCTCCTGGATCTGGCCGCCCCTTTTTACCCTATTTGTCAAGTTTAAGATAGTTAAGAAAGTTTCCCCGAATTCCCCAAAATGTCTGAGGTTCGTGATAAAGTTTTAGTATGTTAGGTAAAAGAAATGAAGCGAGACGCAAGGCTGAGTCGCAAGCCTTATTCCACAATATGCTAAAGGCAGGCAAGAAGCAAGTCGTCACGCCTAAAAAATACAAGGGGACACGCCAAGAAAAGTTGCGTAAAGCCCTTGACAATGAGTAACTAATCCTGTAAACTTATTCTATAACCCCAAAAGAAAGGCTCACTATGGGCATGGCAACCGCAATGGATATTGCAGGACTAAACGAAACACTAGAAACTCAGTTGGCAATGCACTTTAGAAGCAATTGCTATCCACCGATTCCACTAGGCATGATTCCTACTGCCGTTGAAGCAATTGACGCTTACTGGGAAGATGACTACAACCGCACGATTACCCTTCCCGATGGCGTATCATTCCGTGGCAGCGATAAGGTATCTGCTATTGATGTAATCAATTCATACCGCCTAGACGCATGGTGCATGGAAGAGGAAGACTAATGTTTGATAATGTAATCAATAATGATGCAATAGATAAACTAACTGATGAACAGTTGGTAGAACTAATGATAATTCTAGATAAGGTAAAATAATGGATGAAGAGTACGTAAGGGAACTATTCGCAATGATGGCCGAGGGTGAGATCAGCCCAAGCGAACTAATGGCGGATCTAGATATTGGCGGATTCGATGGCGATGTGTTTGACTTTATCTAATAAGTTTGCTAAACTAATCTAACAACCCCAAGAGAAAGAAATACCCCAATGACTAACTACGTAAAGATTTATTCGGATATTGCTAAGAAGGCTACATTCGGTCAGGTTGAACAAGCCAGTAAATGGTATGTTGACGCTGAACGTATTGCAGAACAGGTTGCACGTAACCTTGACACTACCCTTGACGTCGGGGCAAGTGTTGTCTCGGCATTCTCACCACGTGAACGTTGGTCAGTAAATGTTGCACGTGCTATTCAATTCTCACTAGGGGAACCAGTAACTTGCCTAAAGAACAATATCGTAATGGCTAACAATGCTCTCACTATGGGATTTGACGCTCTCAAGGGTCAGAAGACTAACGCCTTTGCACGTGCTATTGCAGGCAATGAGAATGCCGTTGTTATTGACGTATGGATGTTACGTGCCCTAGGTATTGAAAAGAAGTCACCTACTCAAGCCCAGTATAAGGTTATGGCAGACGCTGTAACTACAGTTGCAGCTAAGTATGGGATGACGCCACGCTCAATGCAGGCTCTAATCTGGATTGTTGTTAGGGGGTCTGCCCAATAATGGAAATAATCCTATGGCTATTTATCTTTGCTATCTTAGGCCTTTTTGCGTTATACTTGCTATTCCCGATTATTCTCGCTGTACTAATGATTTTTGACGGTATCTTTGGAGGGACAATAGAGAAATGGCAGAACAAGAACAAGAAGTAAACGGTGACCCAATGCTATTGGGATGTTTCCTATTCGCAGGTCCGTTTGCTTTAATGGTTGCATGGATGATTCTAGCTGTTGTTTTTGACTGGCGTGTTTGACACGTCCCCCGAAAGGGGGCGACCCCAAACGATCAGTCTTGTCAAGTTTAAGATGAACAATCTTTTTCCCCAGATTTTGTGAAAACCCACAAACAAAAAGGGGCATTTAGACTTGACAATCACACCATTATGCCCCATAATAGATACATACAGAAGAACAGAGAACGAAACACGAAGAATAAAAAAGAAATGTTGTTATCATTTAGTTATCAAATGTGCTTGACATTCTCTATTCTTTCTGTCATAATAGTAATACAACAAAAGTTGTAAATCACAAAACACACAGATACACCCGTATCGGAATGGAAGCAAAATGAACACTCTAACTGTTGGCTCACAGTTCACCACCGCCAAGTCAAAGGTATCTGGCGTTATTCAGGAAGTAGTAGCAAACAAGAACGGCTCGTTCCGAGTTCGTCTTGATGTGAATGGTTCACCTCGTTGGTCTACCGTAAAGGCAGACAAGTAAACTCTATTTAGTTAGAGATAAAGACCTGGGTATGTCTTTTGGAAAAACTGCCCAACTAACTAAACAACCCCTAAAGAAAGAATACCCCTAATGGCTCGTGCTATCTCTGTAAAAGTTCCTACCTCCGCTATCATTTCTCAGATTGAGGCTGCTATCGCTAAGATTGACGCTGATGTCGCTTCCTACCCTGCTGACTTTGAGAAGTATGAAAAGGAAACTGAAGCATACAAGAAGAAGGTTGCTAAGTTTGTTTCAGAGTTTGTTGCTAAGAACGCTAATAAGATTGGCTATGACTACAACTCAGACATTCGACTAAACTTTGGACACTCTGGTCGTATGGAACTAAACTTTGATGCTGACAAGATTGCTGGCTTCCCTAAACGACCTGAAGCACCAGTCAAGCCTAACCAGTCTGAGTGGATTGGCAACAAGCACCTAAACCGCAAGGCAGTCCTAGAGCAGAACCTACGCATCTTGCGTATGACTACTCAGGAGGAAGTAAACGCAAGCACCTACTCCTCCATTATTGACCTCATCTAACAAGATGAACTAAGACCTGAGCAAGTCTAGGTAAACTGCTCACAGCAAACCTCTTGTAAGTGTCCTAGGCAACGGCTTACAAGCGTGAGGGCTAACACGATAACGAAGCAAGTCAGGAACAACCGCAAGGACTCTTGGCACCCCACACCGCATCTGTCAAAAACCAAGCTTGACATTTGTGGTGATCTGGGGTCGCCCCCTCCTGGCCAGAAAAACTTTTATTTACGACACGCCGATTAAATCCCCATAATGTCCGAGGGTAGCTGTATAGTTATAGTAATCAATCAAAGGAGAAATCATGGCTTACACCAAGTTTGCACCACACGCTCTATACGTATCTCGTGATGGCAACTGGGGTGGAGATGACATTATTGTTACCGACATCAACGAGTTCCCAGAAGAGTACCTTGAGGTTTTGGAAGACCTACCAGACTACCAGAAGTTCCCGTTCATGGAAGCAGTTCTAAATGGACAAGATGTTTCTAAGTGGCTTGACTAAATGTCTGACCCTACCCCTATAATGGAAGCACAACGAAAGGAAACCCCTATGACCTTGACCAAAGACACAACCTATTTCTGTGAAGCATGCGAGGGTTATGCCCTTGTTCACCAAAGCAGGGGACTTATCCGTGTTACACCTTGCCTATGCCAGTATGAAGAGGAGAACAACTAATGGGATACCGCTACGAGATTGAATACTCTGCTTGGTATGAAGTTGAGTCAGATGAGAAACTAAGTGAAGATGAAGTAATCTCACAAGCCATCGCCCAGCACGAATGGCTGCCTAACGGTGACTGGTCAATTCAGGTCGAGGAGGAAACAGTTGGCTAAGGCAATGACTAACGAAGAGATTATCAACTATCTACTTAGTGATACCGCTATGTTCATCGATGAGAAAGAGGGTCTAGACATCAACGATTCGTTTGGTGACTACCTCGAGGGACTCATCAACAGAAGCCAGTCTGTCCTAAGAATGATGGGTGTGCCAGAAGAGCAGATTCCTACCGATGGGAGTTGCTAAATGTCCGAGGGTAATGCTAAAGTAGACACTATGAACAAATGCTATCAATGCGAAGAAACCCTAGACTATGACCCAGTAGACTCGGTTCACTCCCTATGTAATGATTGCCAGTATGAGTTTGATGACTGGCTACAATTCGAGATGATGATGTTAGGATAAGCGAATGCCAAAGTTTTATGTAAAGACCGTCGTTGAATACTGGACTGAAGATGAGTTCGAAAACGAGGAAGAAGCCGAGAAGGCAGGCTGGAACTATGAGAACTGGAGCCATTCTGCAGAGGTAGATGAAATTACCGTAGAAGAACTGCCAGAAGAAGAGGATGAAGATGACGAAGAAGACGAGTGAACTACCTTGCGTTGATTGTGGAACAATGGTTGACGCAGACATCCATGCAGAAGAACTAGGCCTTTGCCTAGACTGCTCTAATAACTTTTGGGGACACGATGACGAAGAGTAAACTAAATAAACTAATCAGACAGTACACTGTTGAACTGCATGATGAATATCTTGAGTCTCATAAATATAACTTTGATGCAGGCTACTACAGGGACCTACTGTCGGAGCTAATTGACAAACTAGATGTGCTCGAGAGAGAATCACGTCGCATGTTTTCATAGGGGTATGAAACGTCCTGGCCATGACGAAAAACTGGCCACTTTTCTGGGCCGCCCCCATCCGAGATCAAAAGTCAACTATTTACGATAGCTTTAAGATGTCCCCAAAATGTTTGCTAAATAGAGTTGACATTGTCGGTGGTATCCTGTAAAATAATACTATAACTAATCACCCCTAAAGAAAGTTGGCTCCCCATGGCTCACGAACTAGAATCAGTAGATGGACAGACCGCTTTCGCTTCATTGCGAGAGCCAGCATGGCATGGACTTGGAACAGTCTTTACCGAAGAAGTCACTACTCAGAAAATGCTAAAGTTGGCACACCTTGACAACTGGAATGTTCGTCTAGAAGATGTTGCTACCCCTGATGGCTTCAACTCAGACAAGACCTATTCTTTCGTTACCCGAACTAACCCATTCGACAAGACCCAGAACGACATTCTTGGTGTTGTTGGCGAGCGTTACAAGGTGCTTCAGAACGAAGACCTGTTTGCTTTTGGTGACAACATTCTCGATGGCGGAGGACGCTGGGAGACTGCTGGCTCTATCAAGGGTGGTCGTCAGGTATTCGGTTCACTTGCTCTTGAGCGTGAGACTATCCTAGACCCTACTGGCGTTAGTGACAAAATCAACACCTATCTGCTAATCAACACCTCTCACGATGGTTCAGTTGCTATTCAGGCAAGCATTACCCCTGTTCGTGTTGTATGTGCTAACACTCTAAACCTTGCTCTTGGTGCTAACCGAAAAGGTCCTAAGCAGTCTTTCAAGATTCGCCACACTCAGACAGCAGAAGGCAAGATTGCCGTTGCTCGTGAGGCTCTTGGCTTGGCTAACAAATACATGGACGAGTTCGACAAGATGGCACAGGCTATGATTGAAAAGACTATCACCGAGCGTCAGTTCGAGGAGATTGTTGCCCTTGCCTACCCTGCCCCTGCTAAGGACGCTAAGGGTTCACAGAAGAAGTATGACGGCAAGATTGACTTGATTCAGTCTATCTATCGTGGCAACCAAAACGGCATGATTGCTGGAACTGCTTGGGGTGCTTTGAACGGACTAACCGAGCGTCTTGACTGGTATCGCAACTCTCGTGGTGGCTCTAACGAATCTATCTTGGCTTCGGCTTCAGGCTTTGACCCAATGGTGAACGCCGAGAAGAACCGTCTGCTAAAGATTGTTCAGCAAGTCGCTATGGCATAAGCGACACGCCTGGTCCCTGGCTTGACAAAGCTGGGGATCTGGGGCGGCCACAAACTAACTAGTATAGCAACTCATTATAAATTCAATTACGATAGGCTTGACTTTTCCCCAGTTCTGTGAGAGAATAGAGTATTCGATAACCCCAACGAAAGGACCCAGCATGGGTACACGTAACCTAACAGTTGTAAAGAATGAACTAGGCGAGATTAAGATTGCACAGTATGGCCAATGGGATGGCTACCCTTCACACACAGGTGCATGGATTCTGCACTTCCTGTCTGACTCACAGAATGTGAACTACCTAAAGGCTGGCATTGAGTTTACCCGTTTCATTACGGATGAGGAAGTTGATTCCATTTATAATGAGGTTACTAACCGAGCTGGCGTAGACGCTTTCAAAGAGTCATACCCGTCGCTCACCAGGGATACTGGATGTGAAATCCTAGAGGTAGTTCGTGACAAGACTAACGTGCCACTTGTAAACTCCATTGACTTCGCAGCGGATGACCTATTCTGCGAGGGGTATTATGAGATTGACTTCCAGACTAATAAGTTTATTAGCAAGTACAATGGCATTACGGAAGAGTATTCGATCTTCGGGTTGCCTATGCTAGACGACTATCTAAATTCTTTTGAAAAAGACTTGACAAATGCCTAGCCACATGTCATAATATATATACACCCCAAAAGAAAGAACCCCAATGCACGTTTTACAATACATTGCTGTAAGAGCAGAAGATGAAGACATGGCTATGCGAGTAGCCGAAGATACTCTAAACTCAGAAATGGGTGGCAATGAGTATGCACATAATTCATGGTATGACTGGTTCGTTATTGGCGGAGGTCGTTTTGTAGACGGTGACCCTTATAAGAGTTCACCTAATCACATTATTAGTTTTACTAAGCATGGCCGTGAAGGCATTCAGGAAAAGATTGATTGGGCCATTGAGGCACGGAAGCAAGAGTTTGACGTATACCGCAAAAACCTATCAACTCTAGATATCAATACTGAGTTAGATAAGTATCAGGGTAACACTGATTATGCTTTCAGTCTTTATTCTTTGTCTAAGTGTATTGACATGCTGGCTGGTAACTGGGACTTCAACTCATACTTCTACGACGCAGAAACTGGCTCAACTAATTTCCAGTATATGCTTGACAAACTTGATGATTCATGGTATCTTATACCTGTAGACTTCCACTTCTAAGGAGACCCCATGTCAAAGTTTTATACCTACCAATCTTGGGTAGATACCTTCAAGCCAATCAATAATAAATTTAAGAATGATTTAGATTTCTTTGCCTTCGAGACCTATGGAGAAGAGCAGGAGTTCATTCGCAACTATGACCCTAAGTTTATCTGGACTGAGATTGATGGCGACGGTGGCACTTACATTGTCGCTGGCTATAGTTTTGTAAACCGTATCCAGTACTACATCACCGAGAATCCTTGGGAAGATGAGTACACCGAGATTCCTACTTGGGTATACCGTGACTGCGACTGCCGTACTGAAGAGACAGATTGGGAAGCAGACCCTGCCTGTGAAGAATGCGATGAAGGCATGATTGACATTGACTGTGACTCTGTGGTAGCATTGAAGGACATCTATGGAGAAGAGGCCCCAATTGTTAGTTAAGAAATACACCCTGCTAATTGACCCACAGTGGGAGAAAGAACTGATTGAGAAGTTCTACAACCACGTAGAGGCTGGAGAAGTCTTCCAACTGCTAGACGAGGATGAAGTAGAAATCTGTGATGACTGTCAGGTTTATCTAACTTCAGATAGCGAAGTAATCATGGACGTGTTTAGATGTCCTGACCAGAAAGAGTTTTGCTTGAACTGCTGTGGATGTCCAGAGCACGAGACTGAAGAAGAAGGTTTGCACTATGTCTAATGGTTTTGATTTGCACAGCAAGGAACGCATTGTCCGTGCACTAGTGGATGACCTAGTCCAAATGCATAAGGATACCGCCATCGAACTAGAGTACTGGGAGAATGCCAGACTACTTGTAGAGAAGTACTACCACGTACATACCAATGTTACCATCGGTGCTAAGAAGGAATCAAATGAGTAATGAGATTGACTATGACCTAAACATCTTCCAGCGTGAGTTGGAGGTAGGCCTAGATGCAGATGCATTCCCTATCTACGAGCACAGTGGTCCATGGTACATTCATATCTATCAGGTGAATGAATACCAAGGAGCAACTACCCACGAAGAGTTGGGAGAACCGATCGAGCTAACACAAGCTGAGACTAATAATCTTATTCTTAATGACCCATACTTTCAGGACCACGAACCAGACCTATGGTATGGCCTGAATGGCTTCATTGCTGATAAGGATGACATGCTAAGCGACAGGCTCCGTGCCATCTTCTATGGCCTGCCTACGTACGCTGAAGAAGTCTTGTTCTAACGGGCACCTCCGTTTTGAGATATAATTAATATATAACTTAATAGATTTGGTGGGTTGAGACTACTCCTCGCCATAGCACAGAGACTAAGGGGTTGGTTGTCTGTGCAAAGCAGGGGGGAAGTTAGGACGTAATACTCTTGACTTCCCCCTCTAGTTTTGATACAATAAGAGCATAACTGAATAGGAAACATAATGCCCAGAAAAGAATCGGTAGAGGAAAAACTGGCAGAGAGAATAAGTAAGTTGATAAATGACCTAACGATAGACATTGAGCAACTAGGAATCTATTTCGCCAGAACAAATAACATAACATACCGCAGACTACAAGAAATCGCAGAATCCGCTAAATACGAAAAGGAACAAAATGGCAACTACATTCGATAACAAGGCAAGTATCCTTGCTGACCTATGGCTCAACTATCGTCAAGACGAGGAGTTTGCTGACTTTGTAGAATACAACGACATTGGCTTGCCACTTGCCTACGCTATCGCAAACGACATTGTCAAGACTACACCCGTTGCTACTCGCTTTATCGAGGAATCGTTTGACCTATTGCTTGCTGGTCTTGGCTACGAGGACTTGACATTCGAGGACTTAGACGAGTTGCTCGGTAGCCTTGATGAGTAATCTATAAAAGAAACTGGATTAGCCCTTGACAAGAGGGCTTTTCTGGGGGCGACCACATATTTCAAGCTTTGTCAAGCATGTACTATATACAAAGACATTACGAAGATCAAATATTTTTCCAGATTCATGGCAGATATCCTATTTGTCAAATAGTATTACGATAGATCATTATTTTTCCAGATTCAAGGGTATAATATATATATGAGTCCAAGACATTTTGCCAATGCAAATAACCTACCTATACATAAAGACGTAGTAAAGAAGATAGAAGGTCATACCTCTCTATGGTTTGCCTTTACTAGTGTTACTGGTATAGCTAGACTGTTCTCTTATACCCCAGATATAATTACTACTCATCCTGTTAAGGATCTGGACAAAGTCCAGGGTACAAAATAGATTACGATCTATATAAACTTTCCCCCTAGTAGTAATAACACATAGCTCTGATATCTTATTACGAAGCTACATTAATTATCCCCAATTTGTTATATGTTTTGATATAAAGCATGTATGTTTATTTAAATAACATTACGATATGGCTATATTTTTCCAGATTTATGTATAACATTTTGGTAACAAGTATTGCTATTTGGTGGATATTGTGCTGTGTATTGAAGCTGCTATTGGTATTTGGGGATAGGAATTTGTGGAGAAAAATGATTACGAGGCCCATTAATGATGCTCCATTATCCATATCTCTCCACTTCCATCCACTATAACCCTATCTAGATAAATATACAGTAACATCTTTATCATCAATATGTGGATAAACCTGTGGATAACTGTGTATAATTTCAAGGGTATTTAGATCACTCTTTGAGGTGATATAGGCTATACTTGAGCTATGAAAATTAAGTTCAAACTCTTTCTAATTAACTATTTCTGGTATCTCTATGCTCTGAGATCAAAGATAAGATGCTCAAGGGGAAAGCACTTCTATGTGGGTATATGGAAAACGGATAAAGGGTTCTGTCTCTATTGCAACATAGATCTTAAACAATCGTAAGCATATCCCTTATGATTGTTTATTGAGCTAAACAATCGTATGGAAGTTACTTCTTATTCTCAAGCCATACCACTATAGCAACACATACTCCATAGCCTATAGCTAAGAAAGACATTACATAATCGGTTGTGTTCATACTACTAAGTATATCTTATACTAGGGGTTATGGGTATCACTTCTTATCCCCCGAAAATTTGATATACTTGCTAGGTGACTAAATCATTCTACATATACGCTTATCCTCGTTCAGGCAGCCACTACCTTAAGGCCCTACTCACTACCAGACTAGGTACAGATACAGTAAGGTCCCATGACCTTGAACACTACAAGAAGGGCCAGCATTTAATCTCTGTAGTCAGAAACCCTCTCGACTGCATTACTTCAGACGCAGCTATTGGAATGTACCACAAGGGTTTCGATCCAGAAACTGGACTATGGAATGTAGTTAACTTTATGACTTGGACATACATAAAAACTTTAAAAGAAATCTATAAGAAAGCAGATACCATCATAGACTTCAATGACCTTGTTTCCGATCCAGAAGGTACAGCCATTGCTATAGCTAAGATCGTGGATGTCCCAGTAAATCAAGAGAGCAGAGACATAGAGATCGAAGAGCAGACTATGCAATATGGTAGTCCAAATTTTGTTATCTCTGCAAAGGAGATTCCCATTTACGAAAGAGTAAAGCAGCTTATGTCTACAATGGGTGTATCAGAAGAAGCTAATGAAATCTATAGGCTTGTAATGTCTAAGGCTATAGGTACTCAGAGATAAACTCAATAGACTTTAGGTCCCCCTGTGGGACCCACCAGGCATCTGGTCTGCCATTACCTGGGTTGCTATAATACTTATCTTGCTTAGCATACTGTCCAGGAATGAATCCCTTTATGTCATAGGTAGGTGCTTCACCTGTTACTAGGACATAGGTATGGTCTGTCTGGTCTGGTGCTCTTACGATAAGTCTATAGTTGTCTTGGCTTGCCCATCGCACCTGGATCTTTTCAGACACATCTGCCCCTTTAAAACCTTTGCCAGCCCCTGCACTGTAATATAGGTTCAATGCCTTGGAGACAGCTAGTTCTGCTCCGTAGCCTTCGATGTTCTCTGTCCAGCCATTACCTGTAAAGCCATGCTGGTTCTTACGGTTATGCTTAATAGCATCAATACCCCTATGTAC